ATGTGATGCCTATCATGTTGTTTTCTGACAAGTATTTCTCTCGCTCAGAGCATGCAGGTGAATCCTGCGTGACTTTTGGCGTGTTTGTGCTTCAACAAGCACAGGCGCAAAAGATTTAAATTGGACCGAATCTCTCCGAAAGGAGTTAGAAGGGGACAAACACATACTATGAGTTTGTCTGAATATCGTTGTAGAGAGAAACAACGCATTCTTATTGACGAAAATTAAATTGTACTTTATTTTCACGGATTACTCCAATCCGTTTTTAGAAGGGCTAAGCAGAAAGTTGGGATATGGCTATAATCCAACGCCGATGCAAACGGTACATATAACCAAAAATGGCTACGGCCGCGTCTACCAGGACGATAAAAAGATCCTCCCCCCCCCCCCTAGTCGCGACCCCTCTATGAGGGTGCGATGCATAGTTCTTATGGGCTGTGACTTCGTTACGTCTGTCAAATGTCTATGTTGGTTCCTGACACAAAGGGAATTGCAACTTGGTTTGAAGATGAGAACAGTTATTTTGATTTTTTCATTAATCCCCCCTCCTGCGGGACGGGGGAAATGACTGTCACCGCCGCTTCCGACGAAAATGTAGGAAGTATAATACTTAAGGATGAACCCAGAATTAACGGAACCACCTCCGGTTCTGTTTCTTTTGGTGTTCGTTTTCAACTATGCTGCAATGGTTAACACTGCAGCTTTTATGAGAATGAGCGCTATTAGAAGCGGAATTTCAATTGGCGATCGCCAGAGGGCGATGTGGACGATGGAATCTTTACCGCAACTTTTATATAAGTTGCCGTATGAAGACCAAATAGATTACCTGGATTTGGTATTTTTCCTGCAATCAGGATATTTTGTGGAGCAACCTCCGCAACAACCAGCTGCTCGTAGCAGAGCTGGTAGGAGCATGCGAAACGCGCGCTATTGGACGGAGCGCGCTTTCAAGTGTCTCGATGGATCATTCCTCACCGCCGAGAAGAGCCACAACATTTGGCTAAATCTGAACGCTTGTGTTTGCTACAAGAAGCATAACGCAGAGTCTTACAAAATCGTTAAGAGCATGGAGCAGAAGGCTTTTGACCGGTATAAGCACTTTCCAAAGCGTTTCAATGAAGTTTTGCAATGTGCTCTCAATGGAGAGTCTGTTGCGAACTTGGAGATTATTGCGATGCGTCCCCCGATTTCAATGGTTCCCTCTCCCCGAGAACGGCACACTACCGTTTTTCCTAGGACCATTTTGAAGAGGCAACAGGCGTCTTCCAATCTGATCGCCGATTTGCCGCTAGAGATGAGATTCTTTTTGGACACCGATCCTAGTCCTTACCATTCTGATCTTCCATATATTACCGATCTTGTTCAGCAGAGTAAGGAGACCGGAAAGAAGAAGTTCAAGGTTAACACAGAGGAGTATCGTATCTCCAAGCTTGTGCAGAAGCAGAAGAATATTGCTGAGTGGGTTAAGGAGGAGAACCTTCGGGAGACTTATGCCAATGTTTCCCGGGCGCTTGACAAGGGATCTTCTCCCAAGAGGCACTCAAGGGAGCAGATCTCTTCCGCCTACTCGAAGATTCTTCTCCAGCAATCGCAGAAGATTGAGCAGGTTGAGAATAAGACGCGGGATAAGGTGAAAGCTATGATGCGCAGTTTGGATCGCCACATGAAACATGATCTTCAAACTCAGGGTCTGGCTAGAGGGCTTGCTTCTTTTGCTCCTGATGCCTTTCAATTTCAGGCCTTGTTGGCCGTGGACCTTCATGACTTGGTTATGGACTTGATGAACACCGTTGTTTCTGTTTCAAAAAGCAGTGACGGCTGGGGTGTGGCATCTGCTTTTACGATGTTAGTTCGAAAGTGGGTTGGAGTTAACATCCTCAACTATACTTCCGCCTTGGCTGGTGCCCTTAACCGCCTCAATGATGTCGTGTCTGAACCAATTCAACAATTTGGTTTTTCGCAGGTCCGTGATACTGTGCTTGGTCTCGCTGCCATCAAGAGCAGCGCAATCGTTGCCGCAGTGAACGACTTCATGATGGCGCTCTCTACGAGTGCCTCTTTTCTTCCCGATCCTATTTTGAAGTTTGTCCAGGGCTACTGTGAGATTCTCAATGTTTTTGGCTCGAAGAACAGTTTGTGGGATCGTTTTACGTCAATGGTCCAATTGATTTTTGACAAAGGATGGAAGGCTTACGCGACAGGAAATTGGGGTGTTTTCTTCGACAGCAAGGAAGAGTTTATGCAGCTCCATGAGGAGACGATGCTAATTCAAGGCGAGTACAATTCCCTAGTTTCGATGAGTGAGAAGGGAGATGTCATTGATGCTTTCGCAGCGAAGGTGGAGATTCTCTGGAATCGGTTGCGTCGATTCATAAAGTCTTGCGGCGAGAGGACTCTCAACTTTCTCATCGCCGATTGGAAGTATCTCACCGCCCTTCGCATTGATATTCAACATGCGCAGACTCTTGTTCAACGACAAGCGACGCCGCTTGCTCTTTTCTTCATTGGCAAGCCAGGAATTGGAAAGACTAGTCTGATGTATTACTCTCATGCAATCATAGCTGGGGCGTTGAAACTCCCTAGAGGAGTGGGCTATATCTACAATATACAGACGGGACACAATTTCGATGATGGAGCGACTGGAGTTCAGTGGCACGCTGTGATTGACGATGTTGCTATAGATCTTCCCGACGCCAAAAATGCTGAAGAGCCTCAGCGAATGATTCGCATTATTAACTCCGTGAAGTGCAATACGCATCAGGCTGAGATAGAGAAGAAGGGAAAAATTGCTTTCAATTTTAAGCTGGTTACCGCCACTGGCAATAAACTCGGGTGCAATTTTGAGAAGGTGATAACGACTCCTGCCGCTGTGCATAGGCGGTTTGTTACTTTTGAGGTTTCCCTACATCCTCAGTTCAAAAATGCTGGCGGTTTCCTTAGCGTTCCAGTAGGTGAGACTGAGTCTTGGTTTTGGACTCTAACGGAGAAGATTTACAATCCGGTGGCCCCTTCTAAGTGGGACACTGGAATGGTGATCGACAATGAAAAGGACTTTGTGACGTGGCTGAGCGACCATGCTGTTCGCCATTTTGCAAAGGAGTCAAATGCGTTGAGAGCTACTGAGGAGACCATGAATGCTGAGTGGTGCAGTGTTGGGCACAAGAAGACTTTTGGTGTTTGTGAGGAGTGTGCCCTTGGCCTTGATCCTCCTCTGATTCCCCAAGCCTTAGAGAATATCACAGAGTTTGTTCCTTTTCAGACTCTTTATAATCCACTCATTATGGGAATTGGGGATCCCTATCGTTACTTGGGTTGGGTTCTTTGCTGCATGGCTGTTGCAAATTGCAATGTCGCTGTGCTCTTTTTCTTGTGGTTGAGAATCTACCGTTGGATGGGTGACCGAAGGCGTCGACAGGTGAATATCATTGGCGCTTTCTGCAATCTTTTCGTTACTCTGCACGTTCAGTACTATTATCTCTCCCACACTCGCGTCTTAATTGGCCTTCTTGATGGGAGCGTTCCTGATCCTATGCCCCGTGAGCCCCTCGATTTGCGTGGTGTTATTGGAGTTCTTCTAGCTTCGCTTGTTTACCTCTACAGTATTAGACAGATTGTGTTCAGCGATCCATTTCGTCTTTTCAGTTCCTGTTGGTTCTTATTATGGGATCAGGGCCCTAGACAGCAAGCTTATGAGTACGCTCTCCCTTTGGCGCTCTTTTCCATTTTTCCTTTCGTCTATTTTCGTGCAGGTGTGTACGCGATTTTTGACGATTTTCTTTTTCTTGTGAGGCCTGCGTGGACGTCTTTCTGGAGTAAGATTTGGAGAAGGTGTCTTGCTAGGATGCAACCATTTCTGGAGTGGTGTAGAGGGGTTATCTACCATGTCGGGCTTACGTTGGCGCAGGGCTTCCTTGATGAGGTGGAGGAGAGAAGCAGTGACATTGGAGACAAATTGGCACGTACATTTGTGCGGGGGATCTCTCTTCCTCTTATCAATACCGCTGAGGAAGTTTCTATGGAGCTTGATCGTGTTGTTGATGGTTTTCGGGCTAGTGTTGCCAATCTTCCTGAGAGGGTTAGACAGAGATTGGAGGAGAACCGCAAACTACTTGTGACTTCCTCTGCCCTTGTGCTTGGAGCTTACGCCATGAGTCACTCTAAGCCAAAGCAACAGTCGACTGAGCCTATCGAGATTGCGGCGGATCCGGAGCCACACAAGACCCAGTATTTCAATCTTAAGCGGGTTGACGAGATTCCTCTGGCAAGGAGTGTTGGGAATCACGCGGAGCTTATTGAGCTCGTTGGGAAAGCTCTTAAGAAGGTTGAGCTGAGGTACCCGAATGGGAAGTATTTACTGGGGCATGCTCTTTGTGTTGGTGGGCAGTTTCTTATAATGCCTAAGCACTACTTGCGCTACGAGGGCTGCTTTGATATCCGTCTGCTCAAGAGTGTTCGCGGGTGTGGTCCAGTGGTTGAGAAGTGGTACCCAATTACAAGATTTGTCTCTCATCCTGACCAAGATTTGTTTATGTTTTCCTGGGATGCCCTTTCCACTTTTAGGGATATGCGCAAACACTTCACCTCAACAGTTCGGCCCTTCGCCAATGCTGCCGGTGTCTATATTTACTTCAATGATGGTGAGCACTCTCCCGTCACACATCAAGTAAATTATGCCTCAACAATTATTGCAGATGCGGGAATGAAGTTTGAGGGTGCAACAGTCAAGGACGAGAATTGGACTTTCCCAGGTTTCGAGGGACTCTGTGGGGCCGCTGCTTTAGCTCAACATGATGGTATCTCTATTTACGGGATCCACACACACGTTGATGGTAAGGCCTTATCACATGGAGTCTGTACCCGCGTCACTAAAGAGGCTCTTCAGAGGCTTTGGGATGAGTTGGAGTCATCCAGAGTTGTGCCCAATATCCCATGTGCGTAGGAACTTGAAGCGCTCAATGCGTGCGGGTTGACGCGTAATTCTTTGGGCGAGCTGCATTGGAAGTCGTGTATTCGGTTTATTCCTGATATTGAGAAGTTCGGGATTGAAGTTCTTGGGAGTGTGAACTATTCACGAGGTGTTTTGAAGAGTCGGGTTAGGGAGACCCTTGTTTGTGGCGTGCTGTGCGATAATGAGTGCTCTGCCCCCTTCCTTGGGCGAGGTTATGACGACGATGGGGTTTGGAAGGATGGTTTGGCGCTGGCCAAACTCGATCAATGCATGAGGTCCACTGATTTCACGTATGACATGCTCGTTCGTGCGGCCGATTGCTACCTTTCTCGATGCCCTCTTACGGTTGGACTTGGAGTTATGAGTGAGCACGATGTGATTAACGGTGTTGACGGTTGCCGTTTTATTGACGCTATGCGCATGGATACCAGTGTTGGCTTGCCGTTCAAGGGTCCTAAGTTGCGTTTTTTCCGAGGTGAGGCGGGAAAACGTAAGCTCGGACTTGAGTTGGCGTTAATGGTAGACCGAATGGAGGAGTGTTACTTGCGGGGTGAATCTTTCAACATTGTCTTCGACGAGACTCTTAAGGACGAAGTGGTGTCAAAGAAGAAGCGGAGGCAAGGGAAAGCGCGGGCTTTCTACGTTGCTCAAGCCGCTTTCATTTATTTGCAGAAGAAGTACTTTGGCACAATTGTTAAGTTCATGCAGGAGAACGGGCTCAACTTTGAGATGGCGATAGGAGTGGATACCAAGTCAAGTGAGTGGAGAGTCTTTTACGACTTTATTACGGCCTTTAAGAAGTTTATGGCGAATGATTTCAAGAAGTTCGACAAGTCCCTGGCTGCAGTTCTGATTCTGATGGCATTCTACGTGCTCATCTGTATCGCCAAACAAAGCGGTCGTTACGATTCCGACGATATCAAGGTGATGTGGGGTATTGCTTTTGACGTGGCGTTTCCCCTTGTTAGTAGCGGAGGAGACTTGATTCGTATCAATGGAAGTAGTCCATCGGGACATGCTTTAACCGTTATCGTGAATTCTGTGTGCGTTAGTCTGATGTTGCGCTTCGCCTTCTACACATTGTATCCTGGACTTGACTTCAATGACCATGTTCATCTCCTTACCTACGGGGATGATAATATGATGGGCGTTAGCGATTCTGTTCCACTATTTGACAACTACAACGTGCAGAGGATTTTGGTGAGTGTGGGGATATCCATTGTTCCTGCCGATAAGGATAATCCAGAGTACGATTCCTCGTATACTCCTTTTGAGGATGTCACCTTTCTTAAGAGGAAGTTTGTTGAGTATCGTGGCCGTATGTGTTGTCCAATCGATATGGCCACCATTCGGAAGTTGTTCTCCATGTACGTTGATGAGGGTTCTCTTTCCCCTCAGGATCATACCTTCATCGTGTGTGATGAGGCACTGCACGAGCTTGTTCAGCATGGTGAGGAGGTCTATAGTTACTGGGAGCCTAGAGTCAAGGATGCTCTCCACCTAGCCGGGATTGATCGGGAGTTGGTGGGTTTCCACCAGAGATGGGATTTACTTGGTGCGAAGTATTGATTCCCTCGACCTACATGTCGCTAAACTGTGTTGGGCGCCTTTGCGCTGTTCTGGAGCTTTGGAGAAGCGTTCCGGTGGGTAGATGCTAACCCACGTCGTCACATGCATACATACAGTCTTGATCTTGTTCTTGAGAGCCCTCGCTGCTAGCACCTTGCTGCGGGGCGCAATGCCTGCTGTATTAGAGTCTTAATTTACGAATTGACTATTCGCCAAATGTGCTACGGGCGCGGAATAACGATTCCCGCGACCCCTACCTAAATAATTCGTTACCGACACAAATTTACTTATAACAGCGGCTAATACCGCAAAAACTATCAACAATGTGACTTCAGCCGAAGAGACAACTCCGGTCGCTGTAGCTGATATCCCATGCTCTCTTCCTGTGCCCACCGTAGCTTCCGATCTCAATACCAGTGTTGCCGACTTCCTCAAGCGAGATGTTCTCCTTCGTTCCGCATTGTGGGACGGTACGGCGCTTGCCCAGACTCATATTGATCCGTGGAATATTATCCTCAGCAACACCGCTGTGCGCAATAAGTTAGCCAATTACACCGCTATGCGAGCTGATCTCGTCATTCGCGCGGACATTAACGGTACTCCCTCTCACTATGGGAGACTTTTGATTGCCTACGAGCCATATCTTCCTAACAGCGGTGCAAAGCCCCTAGGCACTGTGAGAGATACTGCGCACCTTGTTCAGCTCCCCCACTTTCAGCTTGATCCTACGACTTCTGAGCCGGTGTTGATGACTCTTCCTTACATCAACAACATCGATTGGATGGATCTCACTTCTACTACTGGACCCCAACTTGGAGTTCTTTGGTTGTCTGAGCTCAACGCTCTTGAGATGATGTCTGATGCTACGCCAACTGCCGTTCGTTACAGAATCTTTGGACATCTTGAAAATGTCGAGTTGATGGGGGCAACTGAGGTCGTTCTCCCAACTTACATTGCCCAAGCGAGTGAGTACTCCACTGGAGGATGGTTGTCGCGACCTCTTTCGGCTGTGGCCAACGCCGCTGGAACTCTTGTCCATTTCCCTATCATTGGTATTTACGCCAGGGCTACAGAGATAGCGGCGGGCGCTGCTTCCAAATTGGCCGCTCTTTTTGGATTCAGTAAGCCCTCCTACCTTATTGAGCCTTCCAAGATGAGAACGACCGTCTTCGAGTCGTTTGCCCCGCTCGTGGGGTATGATTATAGCACCAAATTGTCAGCTGATCCCAAGAAGGAGCTTTCCATCAACGTTGGCTCAGTGGGCATATGTGGGCAGACTGAGGATGAGCTTTCTTATGGCTTTCTTGCGCGAAAGTGGGGATATATCGGATCTTATACTTGGTCCCCCTCGACCTCTCCGCTAACGGCTCTCTTTGCCCTTGCTGTGCAGCCCGCTCTATCTCCTGATGCCGTTGCAGTGGGTTTTGGTGTTAACCCAACACCATTAGCTCTTTGTGCCGCCGCTAATACTTATTGGAATGGAGACATTGAGTTCAAGATTGAGATTGTGGCTAGTGCCTTTCACAAAGGCCGACTCAGGATGATCTACGATCCACAAGTGGCGCCTGCTATTCCCACGAATACCAATGTTCTTTTTTCGGACGTAGTGGACATTTCCTACGAACGTTCCATTTGCTACACTATTCCTTATCAGCAACCAAACGAGTGGTGCAACACTAACCCTTCGGCCGGGTGGCTTAGCGCTTCCTGGATGAACAGTGCACACACCGATACTTTTACTAACGGAGTCATTAAGCTTTTTCCTGATAATGAGTTATCATCTACTCTTTCAACTCAGGGGGCGTATATTAACGTTTACATAAGGGGTGGTGAGAATATCCAATTCGCTCATCCCAACAACAACGTTTTGTCTTTCCTTACGCCTCAATCTAAAGTTTCTGACACTCCCTCTACCGGTGGCCGGTCTTTATGTGTTACCCTCGGAAATCGCACAGTTCGCAATGAGTCCTTTCTTACCCGTACTATGGGTGAGAATAATCAGTCTCTTCGTTCCCTGATGAAGAGATCAACCCGGTGGCGTCGAATACCGATTGTGTCAGATCCTCTGGAGGTTCATAGAGTGATGCGTCTGCCAAATATTCCTCTTAACTTCGGAGATTTTACTAACGCTGGTAACAATGACCTTGACTCTGGTTCAGGCAATGCAAACTACGTGAGAAACACCCCTGTCAGTTTTCTCAGGACCTGCTTTCTTGGTTATCGTGGCAATCAGCGCTGGAAGATTCTCTTTGACAATCCTGACGATATCGCCTACACCGACGTGTACTTTCAGCTTGACGCCAGAGTCGATCAACTTTGGGATCCTTATCCCCACTACAACACCTTCGATACCACTTTCGTGAATCCAGGGACCTTACAATCTACCTCTCAGATTGCTGCTTCCATTCTAGAGTACACTGGTGGTTTGCGGTACGATAACGGATTTGCTCGTCTTTACCCCGCTATGGGTGAAGCTGTCGAGTTCGAAGTGCCTGATTACAATACTGTAAAATTCCACACTGGCACTATGAACTTCACCTCCACCTCACGGCGAGACAATCAATGCGCTGGTGTAGTTGCTTTTAAGACAAAGAGCATAGACGACACTCCAGGAACTTCCCGGTACGCCACCATTATGCACTCTGCTGGCGAGGATTTTAACTTCTTCTTCTTTAAGTTTATTCCCACAGTCAGTGCTAGTCTCGGTGCCGTTGCGAATACTACGCTCCGGGTGGCCTCCTCCTAATTTTTGCAGTTTTACTAAAACGCCAAGTCTTGTTTACTTGAGATTAAACACGTTATCAATACGACAATTGAAGGTCTTCTTTCAGAC